AAGTTCCCGCGCCCGCGCAGGGTCCTTCTGAAATTCCTCGTCCCAATTTGGCTCTTTGGGAACCATCGTCTCCATGTAGGCTTCCATCTCCTTTGCCATGGCGACGGAGTATTCGTAATTCTGAACGGCATCGGTGGCGGCGCGGCGAACTATCTTTTTCGCCTCGTCCAGCTGGTTCATCCGACGGTGGAAAGTCTCAGTGCGAACGTAACCTTCGAGAGCTTCCTTGAGGGTTACTTCGACAGGCTCGCCGTCTACCGTAACCTCAACTTTCCTTTGGAGATCCTTGGTTTCAGCGGCGTCATCGGCAGATTCGTCTCCGGAATCATCTTCATCGCCGCTGGAGTCATCCCCATCTGATTCGTCATCGTCGCTTTCGCTATCTTCTTCATCTGGCTTCCGAGGATTCCTTGGATCGGCCTTGGACCCTTTATCTTTATCGCCATAGATTGCCTCCTCCGGATCATCGTCGCCGCCACCCTTGGCGGGGCTGTCCTCATCTACTTCCAAGTCCCCCACGCTCTTAAAAACATGCTCCGGAGGACCGCTGTTATCCCCTTTTCCTTTGCCGCCTCGGCCAGGATCGGCTTCAATTACCGCGCTGAATGCAGCAGCTGCCTGTTCCATACCGTCCGCCATTATTGGGCTCCTTTGTGGTACTTCTGTCGCATTTTATTATCGTCGATGTATTGATTTAACTGAATTCGTATGTCTTTGATAGCCTTCATGGTAGCATGGGCCGCGCTAGCTGTCAAGCTACCTACCTCCGCATCTAATAGTATTCCCTCAGCCCTGGAATATACATCCTCCATGGCATCAATGAACGTAGGATCATTCAATACAGCCTGGGCGTTCGCCGCCTTCTCTTCAACCTCAAGGTTGGATAGGCGGCTGTTCTGCTGAGATTGGTCCAGGCTCATTCGTCATACCCATCAAGTTTTGTGCCATTGCTGGTACTTCCAGCGGCGGCGGAGGAGGATTTATCGCAGGCGACGGTGTATTCTCTGCTTCGAATTCAGCCTCATTAACATCCGCAGCGAATTGAGCCTCGATCTTGGCAGCGTCGAGAAGACCTTTAACAACCATCTCATCGCGGCGGAAGTCATCGTCGACGCGGAGTTTACGATCCGCGAAGTTCGACTTAGATATTTCAGTCGCCATCTTGACACGATTCTTTTCCATTTCGCTCTGAGCGAGTAGGGTGGCCGCGTCTGGCTCTTTGGGCGTAGACGCGATCTTAGCGACGATTTCGGGAGTAATTTCTTTGTAGTATCGTCCCACATTTTTCACGTTCGCTATGGCTAGAATGTCGGTGAGGGTATTTCGAAATTCCATTACGCCGCAAAGCGGATTCTCGACACCGAATTGCTGCATAATCGCCGTCTGGGTGGCCTTGACTTCTTGCAGCACCATCAGCCGCGTCATATCCGAACCCTTCCCAAGAGTAGGATTGATCGACACGCGCATCGTGGGGTCGAAGGTAGAGGGGTTGACGTTCGTCCACTTCCCGCGCAGATGGATAGTTCGCTGCGGGTTGGGGTTATTAACTACTTCGCGTAGCAGCCCCTGGAACAGCTGCTTCATTCCCGTTTCGGCGAGAATGCGAGCGCATAGCTCGATGCGCTCTTGTGCGCCCTGCACGATCGCATCGATGCCGGTTACGTTGGTAGACTGTAGCGCACGAGGATCGACACCCTTTGATGCATCCGAAATGCCAGTCCTTGATTGCCGCAGCTGCTCCATTACTTCGAACATCTGGAAGACAGGCTGACCGACGAATTGGTGGGTAATCGACATTACGGCGGCAGCCGGATCGGTGGTTGTCCGAATAGGAGCACCGATTTCGTCATTCAGAACATCGTCGGTGTTGGTTACGGTCTGATTGAACACCGTCCTGGGCCAAATAGACTGGGCAAGAGAGTCCAGCGAGCCGCGAAGCATATTGGTCTTGATAACTTGGATATCCTTCACCAGATCGGCTGGAGTATCGCCGATAAGAGTATGAGGCTCAGGATCAGGACACCATACAGCAAAATTCGCATACTGGACGATTTCATCATGCAAGATATGGTGGTTGTCGCCGATCGTGGTGATTTTTCTGAGTTCGGCGATTCCGTCCCCATCCTTGTCAATGCGGATATAATAACATCCGTATCGAACATCCCAAGCATCGGTCAGGTCTCCTTCGTCGAGGCCGCTGTTTCTGAACAAGCGGTCGGTGGAGAAGTTATCGGGCGTCGCATTGAGATAATCAGTCATTTCCTCGAGGGAATACCCCATTTCAACCAGTGTAGATACGTTCGTAATCTGGTCGTGACCAATCAGAGGAGCATTCTCTACATCCTTGGCTTTACGAGAGATACGGAATTCATCCAGAGGCACAGACACAACTTTGACCACTGGTTTGGATTTAACGAATCGCACCCGGAGACTTCGTAATACGCCGGGCATTTGTGGGTCGACTTGCTGATCAAGCACTTCGAGAGTTGGATTCTCGCTGGCAAGATATTGAAATTGCTCTTGGGTAACGTTGTTGAACTCTTGTTCAGTAACTTCTTCATTATTGTCAGTCCACCAGCGCATAACGCCCGATTTGCAGCGCAAAGCATCCTTAATAACGTCGTGGAGGATCAAGAAGCCGGGGTTATCTTCCCACACGACGTAATTCAAATAATCCGTACACTGCTTAGCCATTTCCTCCTGGCCTTCGTAGAAGTAAAAATGCGGATAAGAGAAGGTAGAATAGCCATCACGGTATCGCGAAAATCGGTCGATACCGCGCTAGACTTCCCCTCACCCTCTTGGGAAGGGGTGTCGCCATAGAAATATTTTAGATTTTCTTCACGCGCCGGTCCGAGGGTACTTTCTTCAAATGACTTGGCGTCGTCAATCATCGCACGAACTGTAGCGGCGTATACTGTTTCATCCGGTTCGGTACCCGGATCAATAATTTCACCCAACTGGCCGCCCACGACGCCGTTGTCGAACATTCGTTCCAGGTTGACGGGCTTTCCCACTACAGGATTATTACCTACATAATTCATCTGATGCTCCTCGGCGAATTATGCATCCGCTTGAGATTTCGTTTAAGCGCCCCCGAATGGATACCAATTACGTTGGTGCCCCCGATCATATTCGCGATCATATTGAAAGCCATACTTCCCACTCGGAGACTATCGGCAGGATGCGACGCCCAATTATGGAGGGGTTTTCCAGTAGCGGTCTTGTGATAATTACGTAGCGCCATAATTCCTGGCTCGCAGCGCACCTTGTCAAACCACATCATACGAATTAGAGAACGCGTCGCGGCAATTCCGTCTTCTACCTTATGCATCGGGCACACGAAGATATTAGGCAACATCTTGTCTAGAATTTCTTTTCTTGATACTCCGGTGCCCAATTCGCGAGCTTTAATATCGTGTGGCAGAACATGGCAACCGTAAGTATACGGCTTCGACTTAATTTGCCCGACGTAGAACTCAAGACCCTTACCAGTATTCTGAGTAAAGTCAATAACATGTAGTTCACGGCCGCATTGCTGTAAATACCAAATACACGTCTCATCGTCGATACCCAAATCCCAGCACGTGAATACCATAGCGTTGGGATCATAAGGCACCCCGGTTACTTGACCAGCCAATTCGATATCGTTCAGCACTTCGCCGTAGTAACTACCTTCGATCGGCGCATCGAAGCTGCACATCATTTCGCGTGCGAACTCGTCGGCCGTCATATCTTTGCGCATTTCCTGCACTTCGTCAGGATCAAGCGCATCCGTTTGCGTCACGGGAATGGAGTACAATTCCCACTGATCTATTTCTTTTTCGGCCCGCTTTTTGAGTTCATGAAAGTGATCATCGCCCGCCGATGTACCCGAAATGACCGCCCACCCCTGATAATCTGCCAAACATGGACGGATAACAGAGCCAAGCATAGAAGGGTTAAGGAGAGGATACTCGTCAGCCACCACTCCATCGAAGTACAGTCCGCGCATTCGTTCATAAGCGGCACTTCCTCCGTATAAGTTTATCATGGCCCCGTTGGATAACACAATTTGCAGGTCGCCCTCCGTCACCTTCACATTAGGAAGGACACCTGTGTAGTGCTTGTAATAACCCCACACGAGGTCTTTCGCCTGCGCGAAGCTAGGGCCAATATATGCGTAACGAGGGGGTGGGAACGCGCGACGGTTCTCTAGGGCTTTACGAATTACTTGATTGCACAGCGCGACGGTCTTTCCAGCACGGCGATGTGCTACACAAAATATCCAGCGCTTCGCGCTAGCGTGCAGAGATTTAAAGTGCTCACGCGGCACATACGGAATAGTTATCCTTGGGGCTTCCTGCTCTTGTTGCAGTGCTTCTAACATCCCTTGCATATATCCGG